ACGGGGCAAGTGCAACAGTAGGACATGGATTGGGTGTTGCACCGTCGTTTTTAATTGTAAAAAGTAGAAGTACATCAAACTCTTGGGTTATTTACCACCGTGCATTGGGTGGTGCGTTCTATTTGCTGTTTGATACTTCGGCTGCAGGTGGTAGCGCAAACGCTACATGGGGAAGTGCAAATAGTGACCCAACAGCTTCAGTTTTTTCTGTTGGAAGTGGTGCTGCAACCAACGGCAATGGATCTAATTTTGTTGCCTACTGCTTCGCCCCAGTCGCGGGCTACAGCGCCTTCGGTTCCTACACCGGCAACGGCAGCGCAGATGGTCCGTTTGTTTACTTGGGATTCCGTCCCGCGCTTGTCATTGTCAAAATGTCGAGCAGTACCGGTGACTGGACAATGCTTGATTACCAGCGCGAAGGTTACAACGTAGATAACGACCCGCTGTATCCAAACCGAAGCAATGTCGAAGGGACAACAGACCTGATCGACATCACGAGCAACGGTTTTAAGGTGCGCACCACCGACGCTACGTTCAATACAAATGCTGGCACTTATGTGTATGCCGCCTTCAGTGAGGTAGCATTTAATTTTGCTAGAGCGCGATGAGCAATAAGATTCCGATGGTAGGCAAGCGTTTCGGCCGCTTGGTTGTCCTTGAAGAGGCTGGTCGACTTGGCTCGTTCCTTGCTTTTAACTGCCAGTGTGACTGCGGTAATACCGTCGTGGTGCGTGGACCTTCACTTCGCAGCAAGAACACAACCAGTTGCGGATGCCTGCAAAAAGAAGTTGTAGGCAATCTGAATAAGACACACGGCATGTGTCAAAGTACGGAGTATCGCATTTGGTCCAATATGCTTTCTCGCTGCACCAATCCAAATGTTGGATGCTATGAGCGCTATGGCGGCAAAGGGATAACAGTCAGCGAAGACTGGAAAGCCTTCGAGCAATTTTACGCGGATATGGGCGAGCGTCCAAAAGGTAAAACTTTAGATCGCATCGACAGCGATGGCCCATACTCTAAAGAAAACTGCCGATGGGCGACAATAGCCGAACAGAATCGCAACACGCGACGAACGCAACTTGTGACATACGACGGGCGAACCATGTGCCTGAAGGATTGGGCGGAAGAACTTCAAATGCCGTACAAGACACTACACAAGCGAATTAGGGTGCAGAAATGGCCTGTTGAAAAAGCAATGACAACTCCTTTGCGTTCGATTAACCAGTCCCCTTTCTCCCTGGCTCGTGCCAGGTAACCCCTACCCATTAGCGAGCCATGTTCATTCTTGACGGCAAGCCACTATCCCCGGATGTGGCCTTTACCCACGACGGCATCCAGTACCCCGCCAACTGGCTGCGTCTTGCCACGCCTGAAGAGCGCACAGCCATCGGCATCACCGAAGAGCCCGACCCGCAGCCATACGATCAGCGGTTCTACTGGGGCTATGACTCAGACGGCAATCTGATCCCTAAAGATCACGCCCAACTGGTTGAACAGTGGTCGCAGCAGACACGTACCACCGCTGGTACGTTGCTGCAACCAACGGATTGGATGATCATCCGCCAAGCAGATAACGGCGTCGAAGCTGATCCCGCCATCAAAACTTGGCGTGAAGATATTCGCCTAGCTACTGGCGACAAGATCACTGCCATCGAAGACACCACAACCACCGACGAACTCGCCGCCTACATCACTGGCGCTGACTACCCCGTATGGCCTGAGCAAAACTGATGGCTGTAAAAAGTAAAACTGCCCTGGGACGTGTCGACCACAAAGCCGGCCGCCCAAAAACAACTTCTCAAGGCTATGGCCAACACTCGCGTCCTCGCCGTCGCGGCAAGAAAAAGCTAGTGGGCCAAGGCCGCTAAATTAGGTAAAAGGTCGGCAGTATGCCTCGCAATGGATCACCACGAAGAGGCTATTACTTCCGCAACTCCACCAAATAACCCCTTAAACCAAGCCGTCCCAGCCCTGTTGACCGCAGCTGTGCTGGGTCTCGGCGGTCTTTTCATGCAAGTTGCAAAATTAGACCAGTCAGTAAGCACAGTAGCCGCCGATATTCAAGAACTAAAAAACGACTCTAAAGAACGCCTTAGCGATCTCGAAACCAGGGTGCGTCAGATTGAAATGACTGTCGGCACCCAAAATAAATGAGCGTCGTCCACACCACCGACTTCGGTAACGGCTACAGCTTGGACCAGCTGGAAAACGAACGCGGCGAACTGTACTACCGAGCCTGTTTAAACAGCGTCTGCCGTTATGCCGAAGACCATTACATCGCGATGATGTATCTCGAAGGCATGGGCTGGGACCCTAAAGCAACCCCCCAGTAATCCACTGCACAATCGCGTCCTCGCGGTGCGGCTCCCAAAAATCCTGATCTCTGTACCACTCAATCCAATCTTCCGCCGACTTCGAGATATTGCACGCGAAACAGCACGCCACCAAATTCTGCTGGTGCGTATGCCCACCCCGCATTTTCGGGTGCACGTGATCCAGCGTTGCTGACCGTCCTAAATCAACAGAACAGTAAGCACATTTGTTCTGCCAATGTTTAAGAATTGATTGCCTAAATCGCGCCTTTGCTTCTTTTTTGTTTAAGTATTCGCCATCTTCAATGCGATGGTCCATACCCAGCAGTGGCTCCACAGAATGTAGCGGTAGAAACTATTACGCGCACTAGCCTTCTTCTCTAGTACAGCTAAACTCAATAAAAGCCACAGCTTTTTATGACCGACCAGCAAATCGCCATCATCGCCATCATCGTTGCCGCCGGTTCCGAACTAATCGGCATGAGCAAGTTGAAGTCCAACAGTTGGATTCAGCTGGGACTGCAGGCACTAAAAATGGCGTTCCCAAAGCGTCGCCGCTAATCCACGCGAGGGCCTTGTCATGGCAAACAACAAACTCCGCCTCAACGACCTGTTTCGGTTTTACAAAGGTCTGCCCCACCAGATGGCAGCCATCACTGAGCTGGAGCAAGCCATCAACAAGGCCAACCCCCACATTCTTGGCCGCGACCAAGGCTGGTTCAAAACCTGGAGCGTTGCCGGCAAACAAACCAACTTTCCCAATAGCTGGGAGGGCATCCTCGAAGCTGCCCGCGTCGCTGGCGCAAAATTTCCAGAACTTGTAGCCGCCCAATGGGCGCTGGAATCCAACTACGGAAAACTGGTTTCCGGCAGAAACAACTTTTTCGGCCTCAAAGGCCAGGGTAGCGACAAGAAAACCCAAGAATTCATCAACGGCCAGTGGGTCACGATCACCGACAGCTTCATCGACTTCCCCGATCTGCTGTCCTGCGTGATGTATCTAGTCGACCACTGGTACAAGGACTACAAGAACTACAAAGGCTGCAATAACGCCGCAACCCGAGATGAAGCTGCGAAATGGTTGCATAAAGAAGGATACGCAACCGATCCCAACTACCCGGGCAAACTAATCGAGTTAATGAACCAGCACGCTGGCACGAAACCGCTGGTCGCACCAAAGGAAAAGATCCTGAAAGTCGCCTACGAATACCAGCTCGGTCCTGACGATGGAGCGACTGGTTACCGCCAGTGCTTTAGTTCCAGCTGTGCAATGGTGGCCCGCTATTACGGCAAAATTTCAGGCGATTACCAGTACAACGCAATCCGCGCCCGCTTTGGAGACACCACCGACCCCAAAGCACAAATTGCCGCATTGAAATCCCTGGGACTAACCGCCACTTTCGAGATGGACGGCACAGTCGAAGACCTAGAGAACGAAATTACCCACGGTCACCCCGTTCCAGTCGGCTGGCTTCACAAAGGCCCGATTTCAAACCCTTCGGGCACAGGCCATTGGAGCGTTGTCGCTGGATATACACCAACGCACTTCATACATATGGACCCGTTCGGTGAGGCAAATCTAGTTGCTGGCGGCTACGTCAGTAATAAGGGAGGCGCTGGAATCGCGTATTCCCGCAAGAACTGGCTACCTCGCTGGCTCATCGAAGGCAACGACACGGGCTGGTTCATGCGTATCCGCCCGAGGTAACCATGCGTCCCATCGAACACAGCACGGAATCCAAATTCCACAAAGCTGCAACAGACCAGTGGCTGGTTGATCTTTTTAATAAGCAGGACTATCGCGGCCTACTTGAAGCTGCTTTGGTGCTGAACACGCTCCACCAGTTGGAACGAACAAAATCGGCCTGGGCAATCCGCGAAGCTGCAGAAAACCTGGCCGATCAATTCGGACTAGACCGCGACTCGGCCTAGCGCTGGTTGTACTTTTCGTACAGCCCGGTGTAGGTGTGATGTTGCGGGTGCTCTGGATTGGAGCGTCCATCCCACTCGTACAACTTTTCGAGCAAATCCATCCGGGAGTGATCAACGATCACCTGACCCCAGTTTTGCCGCGCCCAATCAGCGATTTCAGGGTTGCTCATTTTTACTCTCCACGAGTTTTAGCCGACGCCGAGCCGATTCCTTCGGCCCATTGTTCGAGCGCACCAGCCTAGGCTTTTTCGCCACAGCATCCGGCACCTCAACCTTGCAATTTGGGTAACGATTTGCGGCAAACGTCAAAGCCTGCTGGAGCGACTCAGCCCGAATCAAATCCCGCATCGCGCCCTGCCCAGGCAACCAAATTTTCAACTCAAATAAAGCAGTTTTCGGTGCACTGGTACGTGAGCGACCTTCACCAAGGCGCAACTCAGGGTCGAGTTGCTGCTGGAACGGAGTTACTTCCATGATTTGAAGTAGGCGGGTTCGTCGATGCTATGAACAGCAACAGCGCTGTTAGTGCACTCAGCAACAACTCTCGCCGCAGCGACAGCTCGCTCATACGTGACCCAGCTGGATGCATCCTCCTTGGATGCGGTGAGACCAATACCTTTGCCAGGGCCGTAAACCGCCGTAACCCAGCGATCCTCAACCATGACGACATAGCGCGTCATTACCTTCAAATGAATTACTGTGTAAGCCTAGTGAGTTTAGCCTACCAGAACCAGACTATGAAGACATTTCACTAAGTCTCATGCGTCCATTTCTGACACATCTTCTGATTGCTTGGAGCGCATCCTTCCCTGCACCCGTCGTTGCACCGACTCCGCCCAAGCCGCCTTATCAGCAGCCTCTGCAGCCTTGTAATCCGACACTGGAACAGCCTTTTCCAAAGCGGCGTAAACCATATCCCTCAACATTCCAGTTACCCGCTTGCCTTCGCTGGCTGCAAGCTGTTCCGCCAACTTGTACCTATTACTGTCCAACAGTAGCTGGCAATAAATTTTCGACCCGTGCTTCAGGGGCATTACTGGTCCTCTAGTCTCCTACACAATAGCATAGTGCGACACATTAGACCCGCCACCGCACATCCTCATCCACCCCTTTCCGCCACGCATTGGACTGCGCCGCCCTCGCACTGGAACGCTGCTTGGTGCAATCCTTCCGAATACCCCGCGCCCACTCCAAAAAAGCCGCAGCCCGATGCAAATCCGCAGTCTTCGCCTGCCGAATCTCCTTCATCAGCCACTCCATCACCAATTCTCTACCCGTGCGGCTGCGACTCATGCGTTTAACTCTGAGACTCGCAAGATCGACTGAACGTGCTGATCAGGGCAAAGCTCCAGTGCCTTCATCCTTGCGGAGAAAGCATCTGGAGCGATAACAAACAGATCGTGAGTACCACCGTGACGCGGGTGCATCCGCACGCGGTACTCGATCTGCTCCTGGTTCACTTTGCCTGATCCCAGCTATCCCCGACCTTAGCTTCGGCAAGCGGCGGAATCTCACCCAACCACATAGCTTCCGCCTCCTCCATCACTGACTGGAGCTGGAGTGCCCAGGCATCGGCGTGTTTTTCAGCGACAAGCAGGATGATTTCATCGTGCACCACGCCGGCCAAACGCACCACGTCCTCCCCGTCGGCGTGGAGTAACGGCCACAGTTTGCCGAGCGTAAGTTTGAGGACTGCTGCACCAGCTCCCTGGATTGGAGTGTTGCAGCGCGTGGTGAGTTTGTTGTTCTCGCCCGGTAAAAACCGCCGCAAGCCCGAGATGCGTATGCGGATAGATGGATTGTCCTTAGCCGCATCAGCATCGCGAGCATTTTTGCGCTGCCATGCGGAGATGCCTTTATATGCAGCGTGAAACTTTTCCCGCACTTCCGCAGCCTCAGCAAGATCCATCTGTACTCCGGTCGAGGCCGCATAGTTTCGGAGTCCTTTTGCACCCGAGCCATAGAGCAACCCGAAATTCGCCGACTTACTGATCTGACGCTGCTCCTTTGTAACTTCACCCTCTGCGACCCCATAAATCTGCGTCGCCGTAATCGTATGAAGGTCTTTCCCCTGCTGGAACACCTGAGTCATAAGAGAATCCTTAGCTTCCGCCGCCGCCAACCTCAACTCCATCTGCCCATAGTCCGCCACCACAAATTTCCATCCTTCTGGCGCTTGAACACAAGCCCTAAACCGTTGATCCCTTGGAATCTGTTGCAAGTTGGGACTCATGCAACTCATCCTTCCGGTATCAGCCCCCATTTGCATATAGCTGGCACGAATAAACCCATCCTTCGCCAAACTTTTCAATAACGACTCCGCCATCTGGCGCTTCTTTTCAACTTTTTTCCACCGCAAATAATCAGCCACAATCTTGTGATCCCCAACATATTCCTGGAGCGCCATCCGACTAGCACTGGGCTTTCCGTTCTTTGCGTCAATCGGCGCCTCGCCCAACAACGCAGTGAATTTTTTCAACAGCTGCGCCGGACTATTGAGGTTGAACACGTTTGGATCGACCTTTTTACCCTTCGGCCCAGGCTTTGTCTGGTACAGCAACTTCCCATCAATCCCACGGCACAGCTTGTCACCTTCGGACAGTGCAGCATCAAAATCCTCAATAAACTTTTCGCCTACTTCGTAATGCTCAATATCGAGATCTTCAATCAACTGCTTTAGGTCTTTCTCATTAAAAGGAAGGCCAGTTCGCCACAACTGCGCCATAGCTGGCAACGCATTGCACTCCAGATACCAAGCCGGGTGGAGCGCAGCCGTCGCCATCCTCTGCTGGATCTGATCAAACAAATCCAACAACACCAACACATCCTTTGCCGCATATTCCAGCTGGCTCTCGGTCAGATCACCCGACCAATCGCTCTTCTGCTCTTCCTTAGAAATATCCTCGTGCAGGTAGCGTTTTACCAAGTGCTGGAGCCCGTGCTTCACGTTGGGCATCCCGTTGGTAAGAATCCGACTCGCCAGCATGGTGCACAACACTTTGCCCGCCGGATAAATCTCGTGCTCTTGCAGCCAGCCGAGATCAAACACCGCGTTGTGCGCCACCCATGTGCGCTCCACGCTGAAAAATTCTTCGACTGTGATCCAGTCGTTGTCGTCCAAATCAAAGCAGTCGAGCACCACAGGCGGTTTGCCTGGAGCACCCAACTGCAGTAACCGCATCCCGCCCATTTTCGGCTGGAGCTGCGTCGTCTCCGAGTCAAACGCGATCAGCCGTTCATCGTCGAGCGTGTGGAGATGCTCGATGCCAAGAAGAAAGTCCAAGCCTGGTAGGGCAACTTGTACCCTACTACTCTAGCAGGCTGTCAACCTCCCGCGCCGAACACAACACCGCCGCCGCGAGTGTCCCACCCTCGGGAAGTCCCAGCAAACACCGCTTTTCCCAATGAACGCAGTGCTTACACGGCCCACCACCTTCCTGAGGCTTGTAACTCTGGCGCAACCGATCCATCCGAATCTCCTCCAAGCCAGCAGGACTGGAGCGATAACACCTCATACACATGACCGGATTTGTCGTGTGTTTACCGCACTGCTGGCACGGCCTGCTGTTAATTGTGACTGCCATTACGAAAAATGAACACGTAAAAATCCAGGTAAGCGCTTAAGGGTGAATTGCTGTGAATGACATGCCGCCCCATCCGGTAGTTCTACTTCCACCGTAAAAACGGTGTGACCACACTCCGGGCATTTGCGTTTACGCAGTATTGACTCGGCTGTATCCCGACAAGTGCGGTCTACATCCATCCGCTTGAAATCGCACTTAGCGCACCTCATCGAAAGCAGCCTCCGCAATAACTGGAAAGCACTGAGTAAAAATGTCTTTGCACTGGAGCGCAATCTGTCTGTGTTCCAGCTGCGTCCCAGGATCAGTCCGCACCTCGATGTAGTGCAGCCATGACCGCAACGTTCCATGCATGTACATCGTCGTTGGCGTGCACAACGGCAAAATACGGCGTGCTGTTTCTTTAGCTATACCTGCATCTAGAAGTGTTTGATACAGCATGTAACTTTGCATGATTACTTCGCCAGTCTCATTCGCCCAAAACGCCTGCGTAGCGTTATCAAGCCCGTCCAAACTGTTCTGCCTATTTTTCTCATCTTGCAACCGCATGTGAGGACATTCCGCTGGAGAAGTCTTCGCATAGCGCTGACTAAATTCCTGGAATGAAAAACTCCTATGACGCAAAATCTGCGCCGCTATATCACGCTCAGTTTGAATTTCGACGCACATCGAAGCCATCTCAAACGGGCTCCAGTGCTTGTGTTTGATGAGATACCTGAGCAATTTTGGCCCGGTATCCCAGTTCTCTTGGTTCTGCGGGTTGCTGACGCGAGCCATCTTGACGATGAGCTTTTCAGCGTCCGGCGTGCAGTGGATCAGCTTGACAGTTTTGGTCATTCCAGTGACGGATAACGCCTGCGCAAATGAAAATGTTTGTGATCATGTAGGCCGCCAAGATACAAAAACGCACCAGTGCAACCTGATCAGCAATCTGGTCACGCTGGTGCGCCTTCTCTCCAAGGGCCTTGGCGACAATTCGCCACCAATGCCTCATCGGTCTTGGTACGCCTCCGTAGCCAAGGTATTGATGAGGCGGTTTAGGTACCAACGAGCCTTACAAAAATCCTCATAAGGATCTTTTTTCAGCCACGCCCGACTGATGTATTTAATGACCTGCCAATGCAAGCCACCAACAACAGCATCTGGAGCTGGCCTAACCCAGTCTTCAATAACGTCGATTACTTCGACTTTGCCCGCCGTGTAGTGCGACGGATGGTTGACTGGATCGCTCATCCTTTTGAAGCCTGAACGGTTTTGTCCCCCTGGTACCTCCCAGTGTGGGAGTAGTCCTTGCTGGGCAGCATCGTCATCCGATGGAACACGATCTGCGCAATCCGCATCCCAGGCCACAGTGCAACCGGGTGCATCATCCGCGCATTTTGCAGTTCCAGCGTTAGCCTCCCACAGTATCCGGGGTCGATATACCCAGCAAGGAGATGCTCAATCCCCTCCCTGGCACGACTGGACTTCAGCGCCAGCTGCCCAGCAATACAGTCCGGCAACCGGAACTCCTCGACCGTCTCCGCAAGGATGAACTCATGCGGCTGGAGCATGAACGGCTTTTCCTGCGTGTGCCCAGCAATGGAAAAGGGCACCAGCTGGGGCGTTGATGGCAACTCCACCAGCAGATTCTCACCGAGTCTCACATCAAGACTCGCGGGATTCACCAGCTCCTTATCGAAGGGAGTGACTAGCTCCCTCCGCGCCAGCGTGAAAATGTCGATGTCCGCCAGGATCACGCCGCAGCCGCCGCAACGGTTTCCTGCTGGATCGCCACATGCCGCCAAGTCTTCCCGGACTTAATGCAGTTGATCGTGGTGGGATGCACCGCAAACTCCTTAGCGATCTTCGCCACCGACTTCCCACCAGCAGCCAGCTGGCGCTTAATCTCCAGCACCTTGGGCTCCGTCAGCACCGCCACCCCACGCTGTCCCTTGCGGCTGGACTTATGAGTCTTACTTTGAGACTGGCGTACGGCAGTTGTACGTACAATTTTCTCGCCAGCGGGCAGCGGGATCGTCTGCTTGGGATTGGTCAGATCCAGCTCAACGTGCTGGCACGTATCAAGAGCAAAGCGAGCAGCATCAAGAGCTTTGATGACCTGATCAAACTGAGCTTCCGAAAGGATGTACATGTTCATCGGTTTGGAACGTGTGCAGTGTAGTAGGGAAGAGCGGGTCTGTGTCAACTCCTAATTAGGCGGAAATTAGGAGCTGGCTAGTGGGTTTGACTAAGGAAGCGGCGGGGAACTATCTGGAGATCCCGGAGGGTTGACTAAACCGCAACGGCCCCAGTAACCCTTCCGCATTGCTGAGCCAATCCAACGCCTGTGAATCCAGTCTGGCCAGCGGGTGTCTGAATTGACCCAGCGGAAATTACCGATCTTCCCTGCGTGGCTGCAGACGTAGATAAATGGAAACTCAGACATCGGAGTTGATCGGACTACTCGGCGTGTTGCCAGTCAGTATCTGGTTGGTGTTTGCGTAGAAACTCCACCAATAAACGGTGCGCTTCGCCTGCATCAGCGATGAACTGGCCTCGGTAATGGAAGCCTTTGGCGTCGATTCGGATGACTTCCTCAGAAGCCGGGCTCATATGGAAACTGATAGAAGAGCTATCTGGAGAATCGACGGATAAACAAAAGTCAGTCATGGTGGTTAGTGATGTTGACTAATCAGGTAGGGATTCAAGTGCGCGGCGGATGGGCCGCAATGCGTCAGAGACAGTGATGCAGTCACCACGCATTACCGCTTCGTCTAACGCCGCTAATGCCTGCTCCTTCAAGCTCGGCGGCTCGGGGCGGCGATGGCGACGGAGACCGTCTGCACAGTCGGTTGAATAAACCGTTGCCTCATACTCACAGCACGCCTCCAGCTCCTGATCAGCGCCCCAGCGGGCGGCTTGGGTGGCGATGTCTTGAAGCTTGTTTGTTGTGATATTGACTGTGAAAAGCTTTTCTGAGATGCTGGCATACTCAGGCATTTCTCGCCACTGCTTCACGAGCTCAGGCGGTGGGGTGATCGGGTGTTCTTGAGTCATTCGTGAACCTCGTAGTGTGTAGAACTGATCAATCTTGTAGTTCAAGTTTGATAGCGGCCTGAAAATAACCAGCCACCTTCAGCCTGCGGTATGCCGGACGAGCTTCCTCGGACTGCTTGTTTTCGATGTTGTCGTACTCATGCCGCGCCTCTTGGAGCGCAGCCATGGTGTCAACGTTGAGAAGGTGCAGCTCCGAGTCCGAAAGCTCGGAAAGCTTGTCCAAATAAATGGTCCGCCCGTTCAGCAAATAGGAACGGTAAAACGGCACCATCGAATTTTCAGTCATCAGCGTGTTCAACAACGTAGGAATTACGGAGCTGGCTCCGGATTTTGATGGTCTCGTCGTGCCCCACGTTGCCGAGGTAATCAGCAGCGCGAAGCGCGACCATGTGCGCCATCAGCGCTGGATCGTGCTTGTACTGACCGATGGTGTCCATCAGCTCGTACACGTAGGAGTCACATGCTTGGAACTCCTCGGGAAACGGTAGCGCCAAAGTGTCGTACCAGTCCGACTCCAGCACGTCTTGACCGGGCTCCAGTGGGTTGGGTCCCCACTCCCCACCGTCATCCCCTTCCCAGCCGTAGTCCTGTCGAATCGACCACTTTTCGTAATCCAGGCCCATCGCCAGCTCGACAGCACCAACGTGCTCGTACCAGTTAGAGCGACTCTCCAGTTGCTGGAGATTGAAAGCTGCGTCAGTCATTGAAATCTCATGCAAAAAAGTTTGGATCTTGCTGCCTCAACCGGGTGAGATCCGTGAGTCTCAACTTGAGAATCTCGTGGATAGCCAGCTTGGCTAAGCGGGTGGAACTAATGGTGTCGCTGGTGGCGAACACGTAAATGAGGTGGCGGTAAAGCTGGGTCAGAGTTTTGATCCTGACCCAGTGCGTATCGCCGGGGATTGGCTCGGTGCCGTAGTCCCAGTCGTCGTAATCGTCTGAGTTACGAAGCTCGCGGGATTCAGTCGTACCAATCAGACGTGTCGACTGGAGCCCAGTCATCAATGCGGTCGGTGAGCATGGCTCGGAGTTCGGCATCGGTGG